AGCGGGGCGCGATGCTGCCGGTTGAGCCATGCTCCTGGCCGTGAACCACCCTCGGCGTGAGGCCGAGGCGTTGCCCGTGATGGGCGAGGAGGTGGGCGAGATGCCCAAGGAGCTGATCAACACCAGCGTCGAGACAGACGAAACGGCCGATGGAACCGTCCTCGAGACGCGCACCGACAGGCTCTACGTCTCCTGGGGCCGACAGCCGTGGTTCGCCGAGACGGCGCCACCCGCACCCGAGGTGGTGCAGATGTCCGTGAGCCACGAGACCATCACCCCGAACACGTCTTCGGCACACGAGGTCTACTCCGCTGGCCTGTCTCGCCGCGAGATCAACGAGCTGATCCGCGTGCTGCGCAAGGCTCGCGACCAGACGTTCGGCACGGACGTCTGACCCACACACTCCCGCCAGGCGTTGCAGGTCCGTCGACCAACGAGCCGATCAGCGACGCGAGCCCAACCCTGGCGGTGAGACCTTGGCGGCAGGCAAGCGGTGCGGCCACACCGGCTGCCCGGTCATCCTCACGGACGGCTCCACGCGCTGCGCACAGCACAGGCGCGAGAGGGATCGGGCGCGAGGGTCACGCCAAGCGCGCGGCTACGACTCCACCCACGAGCGAGAGCGCGCTGCGTGGCAGCGCAGGCTCGACGACGGCGAGGGCATCTACTGCGCGGACGGGTGCGGACAGCGCATCGACCCGACGGCGTGGCAGCTCGGCCACGACCACGTCCGAGGCGGCTACCTCGGACCTCAGACCATCACGTGCAACGCCTCCGACGGGGGGCGACGAGCGCACCTCTGACCGACGTGAGACCCAGGGGGGCACCCCCTCCACCCCTCCAGAGGAGTACCGCCGGGGAGGTGTCTCGATGGGCGGTCAGGTTCAACCAAGTCGGGCCGGGCGCGATGCCGGGCCTCCGCCGACACGGCGCGATGCCGTCGAGGAGTGATCGTCATGCCCCGTGGTGGCGCGCGCGTCAACAGTGGCCCCCCGCCGGACCCGAACGCCCTGCGGCGTGACCGCAAGCAGGACAAGGACGGCTGGACAACCCTTCCGGCGCGCACCGATGCGCCGGCCCCCGACTGGCCGCTCGCAGACCTCGAGATGTACCTCGACGACGACGAGGGATCGAACGCCGCCGAGCGCCACGAGCGCGAGCTCGCGGTCTGGGCGGGCCTCTGGGCCACGCCGCAGGCCACCGCCTGGCGCCGGATGGGCTGGTCGACCGAGGTCGCGCTCTACGTTCGGCTCGTCGTCTGCGCCGAGCGCACTGCTCACACCAAGACGCTCGCCGAGGCTCGCATGTGGTCCGACCGCCTCGGCCTCAACCCGGCCGCGATGCTGCGCAACCGGTGGCGCGTCGCGGACGACGAGGTGGCGGCAGCTCGCAGCGCGCGCCCTGCCCCGGCTGCCACGTCGATGCGCGACCGGCTCCGCACGGTGAACGGTGGCGCGTAGCCCCAAGGGGCCCCGTCCGGACGCCGTGATGAGCGTGGCGCCGGCGTGGATCGAGGCCCACTGCGTCGTCCCGGACGGCTTCCGCAAGGGCGCGCCGTTCCGGCTATACGACTACCAGCTCCGGTACTTCTCGGCGTTCTACCTCGTGCGCGGATCGGCCGTGTGGGTGCCCGAGTCGCCGCTGCTCGCTCCCGCGTTCGTCTACCGGCGCGGCGTGCTGATCGGTCCGCAGAAGCTCGGCAAGGGTCCGCACGAGGCGGCGCACATCTGCCTCGAGGGCGTCGGACCGGCGCTCTTCGGTGGGTGGGCCGAGGACGGCGATGGGTGGGCCTGCGCCGACCACGGCTGCGGCTGCGGCTGGGAGTGGCCGTACGAGCCCGGAGAGCCGATGGGCATGCCGTGGCCGACACCGCTGATCCAGGTGACCGCGGTGTCCGAGGAGCAGACGGACAACATCTACGGCGCGCTTCGGCCGATGATCGACGACGGGCCACTGTCCGACGTCGTGCCGCGCACCGGCGAGGAGTTCATCCGCCTTCCCGGCGGCGGCCGGATCGACACCGTCACCTCGAGCGCGCAGTCCCGCCTCGGACAGCGCGTCACCTTCGTGCCGCAGGACGAGGTCGGGCTGTGGACGCCGACGAACAAGATGACCCGCGTCGCCGACACGCAGTACCGCGGCCTGGCGGGCATGGGCGGCCGTGCGTCGCTCACGTCGAACGCCTGGGACCCGTCCGAGAACAGCGTCGCGCAGCAGCAGATGGAGTCTCGCGCGACGGACGTCTACCGGCAGATGGTCACGCCGCCGGCGAACCTGTCGTACCGGAACAAGGCCGAGCGGCGGAAGATCCACCAGCTCGTCTACGGCGAGACGCTCACCTCGCGCGGCGGGCACGTCGACCTCGACGCGATCGAGGCCGAGGCGGCCGACCTGCTCGAGCGCGACCCGGCCCAGGCTGAGCGGTTCTTCGGGAACCGGATCGTTCACGGCGCCGGCGCATACCTCACCGCCGACCTCCTCGAGGGCGACGGGCACGTCGTCGTCCGCGAGCCCGAGCGCGCGGTGTGCCTCGGCTTCGACGGCTCCTCGTCGGGCGACTGGACGGCGATCCGCGCCGAGGACGTCACAGGCATGCGGTTCACGCCGACGTTCGACGTCGGGGGCGACCTGCGGCCGACGTTCTGGAACCCCGCCGAGCACGGCGACCGCATCCCGCGGTCCGAGGTCCGAGCCGCGGTGGCGTCGCTGTTCGCGAACTACACGGTCGCCCGGATGTACTGCGACCCGCGGGACTGGTACACGGAGATCGACGAGTGGGCCGCGCTGTACGGCGAGGACGTCGTCGTCCAGTGGCCCACCAACCAGATCGGGCGCATGCACCCGGCCCTCGTCCGCTACCGGACCGACATGGCCGAGCTCGCGACCGTCCATCGGCCCGACATGGTCTGGGCGACGCACGCGCAGAACGCCCGGATGCTCGCCAAGCCCGGCGATCGCTTCATCCTCGGCAAGCCGTCCGAGAACCAGAAGATCGACCTCCTCATGGCGGACGTGCTCGCTCACGAGGCCGCCGCCGACGCGCGCGCTTCGGGGTGGAGCACGGCGCCGGCCGAGCCCACGTACTTCCGACTTCCGCGATGACCTGACGAGGGAGGCGCTGTGGCACTCTCCCAGGACGAGCTCGCGCTGATCTCCGAGCACCTGAACCGGCTTGGACAGACCTCGTGGAACGACGAGTTGATGCTGCGGTACTACCAGGGCCGCCAGCGCGTTGCCCAGCTCGGCATGGCGATCCCGCCGTCCATGCGGAAGTTCCTGGTGATCGCGAACTGGTGCCGCACGGTGGTGGACACGATCGACTCGCGCCAGCAGGTGCGTTCGTTCATCCTGCCCGGCGAGGAGACGGACGACCCCCGACTCCGGGCGATCTGGGACGCGTCGAACCTGTCCTCGCACGTGTCGATGTTCAACGTCGACCGGATGGTCTACGGCCGCGCGTTCATGTCGGTGGGCACGAACGAGGACGACAAGACCCTGCCGTGGGTGCGTGTGGAGTCGCCGCGCGAGATGTCGGCCATCGTGGATGTGCGGCGCGAGGTCGTGACGTCCGCGGCGCGGTTCTACGGCTGGCCCACGATCACCGGGACGGCCGCTCAGGACATGTCCGGCATGCCGTCGAAGGTAGTGCTGTACAAGACCGACGAGACGGTGTGGGCGGAGGTCGACGCGACCCTCGGGTGGGTTGAGGTCGACCGCGACCAGCACCGGCTCGGCGCGGTGCCGATCGTCATGCACCTCAACCGGCGGATGTCCGGCGCGTGGACGGGTGAGTCGCAGATGAGCGACGTGATCCCGCTCGTGGACGCCGCCGCCCGGTCGCTGACCAACCTCCAGTTCGCGCAGGAGGCTCACGGCATCCCGCGGATGTTCATGACCGGCGTCGCCAAGGGTGACTTCGTTGGTCCGGACGGCAAGCCGATCCCGCAGTTCGAGGCGTACTTCGACGCCATCCACATGCTCAAGGACCCGCAGGGCAAGGTCGGGCAGCTGACCGCGGCTGACCTCAAGAACTTCGAGACCGCGATCACACTGTACGGCCGGCAGGCGTCGATCGTGACGGGGTTCCCCGCGCGGTACTTCGGCATGACGACGACAAACCCGCCCGCTGAGGGTGCGATCCACGCCGACGAGTCGACGCTGACACGATCTGTGGAGGCGCAGAACGAGTCGGTCGGCACCACGCTCGGGTGGGTAGGGGCGCTCGCGCTGCGCTTCGCTACGGGCGAGTGGGTGCCCGGCAACCGGGTGCGCGTCGACTGGTTCGACCCCGCGACACCGACGGTGTCACAGCGGGAGGACGCGCTCGCCAAGCGCCGCGCGGCAGGGGTCCTGTCCCGCGAGGGGTACTGGGACGAGCTCGGTTGGTCCGAGGCCCGCAAGTCAAAGGAGCGGGCGTACCTGCGCGAGGAGATGCAGGAGGCGGCCAACGCCGACCTGTCGGTGTTCACGAAGGGTCTGACCGGTGCCAGCTCAGGCGCTTCCGCCGTCGGCTGAGGCGTACCGCGCGGAGCAGCAGCGCGTCATCGCGGCCGCGGTGCTCGACACCCGGGCGCTGTGGCGGACGATGGGCTCAGAGTTCGACCCGTCGTGGGCGCGCATCGTTCCGACGCTGCTGGCGGTGACCAGCGCCGCGCAGGAGCGCGTCGCGGTCGACGCTCAGGTGTACGTGCCGGCGGTGCTCGAGGATACCGGACAGGCGTCGGCCGCCGGAGCGTTCGCCGACGTGGACACGACGCCGCTGATCGGCGTCGCCGGTGACGGCCGACCTGTCGAGTCGCTGCTGTACACCGCTGTCACGGGCGCGAAGGAGGTCGTCGGCACCGGGGCGAGCGCGCGCGAGGCGTTGGCGTCGCAGATGTCGTGGCTCACGAGCGCTGTCGGGACGGTGCTGTCGGACACCGGCCGAGCGTCTGAGTCCCTGGCGATGGGCGTGCGCCCAGTGTCGGGCTACGTGCGGATGCTCAACCCGCCGTCGTGCTCGCGCTGCGCGATCCTCGCGGGCCGCTGGTACCGCAAGAACGCCGGGTTCGCTCGGCATCCCGGGTGCGACTGCCGGTCGATCCCCGCGTCCGAGGGTGTCGCGCAGGACCTGACGCTGAACGTGGACGCCTACTTCGAGTCGCTGTCCGCCGCCGAGCAGGACCGGCTCTTCACCGCCGCCGGCGCGCGGGCGATCCGTGAGGGCGCCGACATCGGCCAGGTCGTCAACGCGCGCCGCGGGATGCGCTCTGCGCAGATCGCCGGGCAGGACTGGCTCGTGACGACCGAGGGCACGACGCGCCGCGGTTACGCCTACCAGTTCCTCAAGCCGTCCGGCACCGCGGCGCGGCAGGGAGAGACGGTCACGCGCATCACGCGCACCGGCCCCGAGTCTCGCACCGTCACCCGCACGGTCGCGAACCGACCACGGCTCATGCCCGAGACCATCGCGCGCGTCGCCACCGACCGCGACGACTACCTGCGGCTCCTGCGAGCCAACGGCTACCTGCGCTGAGCGCAGCCACAGATCACCCCCCGCGCGACGCGGATCCGGGGTCCCCACCCAGCGATTGGGAACACCATGCCGGACGCCATCACCGAGCCCACTACCGAGACGACCGCCACCGGCGACGCGCAGGGCGACCCTGCCGACCTCGGCGACGCAGGCAAGAAGGCGCTGACCGCCGAGCGGGAGGCGCGCAAGGCCGCCGAGAAGGCTGCGGCCGAGGCGCTCGCCCGCATCAAGGAGTTCGAGGACGCGCAGAAGTCCGAGGCCGAGAAGGCCGCGGACGCCCTGCGCACCGCCCAGGAGACCGCAACGCAGAGCGCCGCGAAGGCGCTGCGCTACGAGGTCGCCGCCGAGAAGGGCCTGCCGCTCGAGGCTGCAGCCCGACTCACCGGGTCGACCCGCGAGGAGCTCCTGGCCGATGCGGACGTCCTCAAGACGCTCATCGGCAACGCGCCGGCGCCGCGGCCGGACCTCACGCAGGCCAGTGCCCGCGGCTCCGCCGCAGCCACCGGGCCCGAGGCGGAGTTCGCGCAGTTCCTCAAGGGTCAGATCGGCTGATCTGACCCTCACCCCAGTCACGAAAGGGGCCCACCATGGCCACCCTCCTGTCGAGCGTGAACTCCACGCTCCTGCCCCCGACCGTCGCCGGTCCGATCTTCGAGAAGACCGAGGAGCTGTCCGCCGTGCAGCGACTCGCCCGGCGCGTCCCTCTGTCCGTCTCGGCGAACACCGCCGTGCCGGTGTCCATGGACATCCCGGCCGCCGGCTGGGTGTCGGAGGGCGGGCAGAAGCCCGTCGGGTCCGGCGCTGTCGGCATCAAGCAGATGGTCGGCAAGAAGGTCGCGCTGCTCGTCCCGGTCTCCTCGGAGGTCGCGACGACGAACCCGGCCGGGCTGTACACGCAGCTGCGCCAGGACCTGCCCGTGGCCATCGCCCGCGCGTTCGACTACGCGGCGATCCACGGCAAGGACCTGCGCACCGGCGGTGCCGGCCCGTTCGCTGACTACCTCACGAAGAACGCCTCGACGGTGGAGCTCGGCACCGCCGCCGCGTCTGCTGGCTCGACGTACACCGACCTGGTGAACGGCGAGAAGGTCGTCGTCGACGCCGGCTTCGACTTCACCGGCTTCGCGGCCGACCCGCGGCTCAAGCCCACCCTCAAGCTGTCCACGGACACGCAGGGTCGGCCGCTGTGGGTCGACGCCCCGGACATGGGCTTCAACGGCGGCAACCTCATCGGTTACCCGGCGGTCTACAACCGCGGGGTCTCCGGCTCCTACCGGCGCTCGGGCAGCCGCGTGCAGGTCGTCACGATCACCGGCACGCCGACCGGTGGAACGTTCACGCTCGCCATCGGCGGCGTGCAGACCGCCGCGCTGGCGTACAACGTCAGCACCGCCGCGATGCAGACCGCGATCCGTGGCCTCGGCACCCCGTGGGCCGCGGCGACCGTCTCCGGCACCGCCGGCACGACGTACACCATCACCCTGTCCCCGGTCGGTGGCGCCTCCGCGCCGATCTTCGTCGCCGCGAACGCCCTCACCGGCGGCACGACGCCCGCGGTCCTGGTCGCGCAGTCCCCGGACAGCGACTCGAACCTGCGTGCGATCGGCGGCGACTGGTCGCAGGCCGCCTGGGGACAGGGCATGGACATCACGATCAAGGTGTCGGACACCGCGTCGTACGTCGACGAGGCCGGCACCACGCACTCCGCGTTCCAGGAGAACCTCGTCCTCCTGCTCGTCGAGGCGCACTACGGCTTCGTGACGTCCGACGCGCTCGGTGCGTTCGTGGCGTACACCGACGCCGCCTGACCGATCCGGACCGGGAAGGAGGTGGGGCGGCCGTGACCTACGCCAACGTCACCGACGTGGCCGACGAGCTCGGCCGCCCCATCACCACCGCCGAGGAGCTCGCGCAGGTCAACGCGTGGCTGCGCCGCACCGAGGCGACGATCCGCACCAGGGTCGCGGACCTGGACGCCCGTGTGACCGACGGGATCCTCGACTCCGCGCTCGTCTCGTCGATCGAGGCCGCGGTCGTCGCCCGCAAGGTCCTCAACCCCGAGGGCAAGCAGAACGAGAAGATCGACGACTACTCCTATGGGCGCACGCCGGCGGCGGCAACGGTCGACCTTGCGCTCACCGACCACGAGTGGGCGCTCCTTCTCCCGCAGCCCGCGTCGCCCAGTGCGTTCTCGACGCGCCCGCACTTCGAGCCCGACGCTCCGGCTGAGGTGTGGACGTGACCGCAGCCTCCGCGCTCGCCGCTGGTCGCCGCGCCGCCGAGTCGCTGATGACCGATGCGTGCACGGTCCGCGCGGTCACGGGCCAGGCCACCGACCAGACCACGGGCGCTGTCACCCCGGCGTACAGCGCGCCGCTGTACACGGGCCGGTGCAAGGTCCAGTCGAACGAGATGCAGGAGCGCACGCCCGAAGCCGCCGGCGCCGACGTGACGGTCCTGCGCTACTCGGTGCACGTCCCGGTCGCCGCGTTCGCTCCGGCGATCGGTCAGGTGGTGGCGATCACGTCGGCTGCGAGTGACCCGAACCTCGCTGGCCGCGCCTTCCGCGTCGTCGCGCTCCTACACAAGTCACAGGCGACCGCGTACCGGCTCGGCGTGGAGGAGGTCGTCTGATGGCAGGTGCCACGTTCGACGCGTCCGAGGTGCGCGCGCTCGCGATCGACCTGTCGAACGTCGGCCGCTCGATCGACCCGAAGGTGCGTGCGGTCATCAGCCGCGGCGCGCTGAACATCAAGCGCCAGATGGTCGCGGAGATGTCCGCGAGCCCGTCGTTCAAGGGCACCGCGTCGTCGATCTCCTACGACCTGACCGGCAACGCGTTCTACACCGAGGCAGAGATCGGCCCCAAGGTCGGCGAGGGAGAGCGCGGCGGCCTCGGGTCCATCGCCTACTTTGGCTCGTCGACCGGCGGCGGCACCGTCCCGGATCCGCAGGGAGCGCTCAACGCTGAGGCCCCGAAGGTCGAGGCGGCCCTGCTCGACGTGCTCGGCGGCATCCTGTGAAGGACGAGATGGCCGCGGTCAAGGCGGCTCTCGGCACCTCGCACCCCGTCCACGAGATCACGGTCGTCGGCACACCGACGTACCCCTACTACTTGCTCTGGTCGTCGAACGGGAACCCGCCCGTCGAACGGTCGGTGCGCGCCGAGACGACGGACATCGACGACACGTTCGGCGTCACGAGCGTCGGCCTGACGCCCGACAGCGTGCGGATCATCGCCAAGAACGCGCGCGACGCCCTGTGCCCGAACGGGCTGCCGACCACGCTCGCGGTCACGGGCCGCGTGGTCACGGTCTCGCTCGCCGAGTCGCGACCGATCCAGCCCGACAAGGACGTGACGCTCCAGTCCGGCGCGCACCCGCTGTACGGCGTGGACGTGTTCCGCATCGCGTCCGTGCCCGCCTGATCCCCCACCAATCCACCCCGAGCCGTCCGGCGTCGGGGCCGTTCGCACGCCCGGAGGCCGCTCATGGCACAGCCCAAGGAGACGCCGGAGCCGCAGGGCTTCCGGCCCATCGAGGTCGGGTTCGCGCCCGACGAGACGTTCCGGCCCATCGAGGTCGGACCGACGGCCGCGCCCGTGGCCGACGCACTCCCTGCCCCGAAGCCCGCCACGGGCGAGAAGGAGGACTGAGCCATGGCACGCATGGTCGACCTCGCCACCACGACCTACTGGTGGGTCGCCGGTGACACCGAGCCCACCACCGCCACCGCCGTCAACGCCGGCGTGAACATCTCCGCGTACGTCACGTCGGCCACGAAGATCGGCCCGGTCGCGTCGGACACCGTCTCGGAGAAGTCGATCACGGACACGTCGAACGCCGTCGTCCCGATCATCGGCAACTACGAGGGCAACCTGGTGCTGTTCCGTGACCTGACGTCGGGTGCGCCGACGGCGAACGACCCGATGACCACGATCGGCGCCGCGTCGGGTGTCGTGGGCTGGGTCATCAAGCGCGTCGGCTTCGCGTCGACCGTGGCGGCTACGTCCTCGCACAAGGTCGACAAGTACAAGTTCATGACCGACACCCCGCAGCCGTCGGGTGGCGAGGGTGACGGGTACCTGAAGGTCGTGATCCCGCTGCTCCAGCAGGGCACGTTCAAGCTCCAGGCCGCCCTCACCTGATCGGACTCCCCGCCGCCCGGCCCCGGTTCCCGGGCGGCGGGGATCGACCCAGAACCGGACCCCTGAACCGGGAGAGCCACCGTGAGCACCACCGATGACGGCCTGAACCTCGACCCCGCGACCGTCGACCTGGACGCGTGGATCGACGATGTTCAGCGCCCCGAGGTCACCGTCGAGCTGTACCCGCGCGAGGTCGCGTTCCGTGAGCGCTTGGCCGAGCTCGAGGCGCAGGTCGACGCGATCGACGACGACGCCGACCGCGGACTCGATGACCCGTCCACGGCGACGATCCTCGCCAAGATCGACGAACTCCGTGCCGAACGGGCCGCGTCAACCCTGCGTGTGCGCCTGCGCCAGCCACTCCAGGAGGAGTTCGTGGACGCCGCCGTCCGCGCCAAGAGGGCGAAGGTGCCCGAGCGCGACTGGGTGTTCTGGCAGATCGCGACGGCGTGCGTCGAGCCCGCGTTCACCCCCGAGCAACTGCGGCGCCTGTCCAGGCGCGACCGGTCCGGCGAGGCGATGTGGGCCCAGCTCGTCAACGCCGTGCAGGGGCTCCTCAAGGGGCTGCCGGTCCCTTCGTAGCCCGCGCGCTCCACCGGTTCCCCGCGCTCGTGGTGGAACTGCGGACCGCGCGGGCGAATGGGATCCCGCACAGCACCCTGAGGTTCGGTCGCAGCCCGCGGAAGTGGTCGCCGATCGACCGGACACTCGCGATCGCTCTGACCGTGTACGAGGACGGCCTGTGCCCGAAGTGCGGTCACCCGCGGCACCGGGCGTGGAACGACGACATGCGCGACCTGTACAAGGCACACCGGGTGACGTGTGTGGCGTGCTTGGCGGTTCACGAGGAGACGAGCCACCGGGCGCCGACCGGCGCTGAGGTGGTGTTCGTGTCGGATGAGGCGCCGGACGGTTTCGAGCCGGATCCGCGGATGGCGCAGGCGCTCTAGTCGCTGAGCAGGTCCGCGCAAATGCGGCCGGTCTGCGGGCGCGAGCGCGACCTGCATGGTGCGCGACCCCACGGCTCTCCTGAGCGCGTCGTTCACGAGCCCATCGAACCACGGCGAGGGGGTGGCGTGTGGCTGAGCGCGTGACGACCGTCCGCTTGCGGGCCGAGATCGCCGACCTGAAGCGTCAGATGGCCGACGCCGGCCTGGCCGTCAAGGGTGTCGGCGACGAGGCGGAGAAGGCGTCGAAGCGGTCGAACGACGCCCTGTCGAAGATCTCGGTCACCGCCGGGCTGCTCGGCGCCGCGCTGGTGGCTGCGTCGGCGACGGCCGTCATGGCGTTCGCGAACTTCGACCAGTCGATGTCGAACGTGCAGGCGGCGACGCACGAGACCGCCGCGAACATGGGCGCACTGCGTGACGCTGCGCTTGAGGCCGGCAAGCGCACGGTGTTCTCGGCGACGGAGTCCGCGGGTGCGATCGAGGAGCTGGCGAAGGCCGGCGTCGAGACCAAGGACATCCTGGCCGGTGGACTGGACGGCGCCCTCGACCTCGCCGCCGCCGGAGGCCTCGACGTCGCCGAGGCGGCCGGGATCGCGTCGGTCGCCCTCGTGCAGTTCAAGCGCCCCGGGTCCGATGCGGCGCACATCGCCGACGGCTCCGTGCAGGACCTCGGCATGGCCCTCAAGCAGGGCGGCCAGGTCGCCGCCGCCACCGGTCTGTCGATCGAGGAGACCACCGCGGCGCTCAGCGCGTTCGCGTCCGCTGGCCTCCTCGGGTCGGACGCTGGCACGTCGCTCAAGACGATGCTTCAGCGCCTCACCCCGCAGTCCGACGAAGCCGCCGCGCTGATGAAGAAGCTCGGGGTCGAGGCCTACGACGCGTCGGGCAACTTCGTCGGGCTTGCGGCCTACGCCGGGAAGCTCCAGACGGGCCTCAAGGACCTGACGCCCGAGGCACGCAACGCGGCCCTGGCGACGCTGTTCGGCTCGGACGCCGTGCGTGCCGCGAACGTGCTGTACAGCGAGGGCGAGAAGGGCATCCGCGACTGGACGGCGGCGGTCAACGACCAGGGCTACGCGTCCGAGACGGCCGCGATCCGACTCGACAACCTCAAGGGCGACTTCGAGCAGCTTTCAGGGTCGGTCGAGACGGCGATGATCGGCCTTGGCGAGTCGGCGAACGGGCCGCTCCGGGCAGCGGTGCAAGGCGCCACCGATCTGGTGAACGCGTTCGCGTCCGCGCCCGACGCGGTGCAGGGCGTGACGCTCGCGCTGATCGGCTCAGGCGGCTTGGTGCTTCTCGGCATCGCCGGGCTGACGAAGCTCGCCGCCTCGTTCAACGAGATCAAGTCCGCACTGGCGACGATGAACATGTCGATGAAGACGGCAGCGTTGCGAGGCGCGGCCATCGGCGGCGCGCTGACAGTCGCCGGTCTGGTTATCGCCGACTTCGCCCAGCGTGCGGCCGACGCCCGCGGAAACATCGACGCCATCAAGGACACCCTCGACGGCCTCGGGAAGACGACGTCCGAGACGACCAAGGCGATGAACGAGTTCCTGTCAAGCGACTCATCGAGCCGTGGAGCGGGTTCGTTGATTGACCAGGCGGAGAAGTTCAACCTGACCGCCAAGGACCTGCGCGGATACATCCTCGGGAACCAGGATGCGATTGCGAAGGTCACCGCCAACACGTCGGCGTGGGCCGACTCGCAGTTGCAGGTTCGGGACGCCTACGAGTACACGGTCGGATACGACTTCCTCACCCCCCTCAAGCAGTATTCGAGCCAGCTCACGGTGGCGCAGAAAGAAGCCCTCGCCAAGGCGGACGCCGACCGGGAGGCTGGCGTAGCCGCGCAGGACTCGGCCGCCGCGACGCTGGAGCAGAAGTCGGCCCTCTCCAAGCTCGCCGACGACATGGCGAGCGGGCAGCGGTCGACTGAGAACTACACCGACGCCCTCAAGGACCTCATCGACGCGCAGATGAAGGCCGCCGGCATCGTCCTCGACATGCGCGACGCCCAGCGCAACGTCCAGGAGGCCATCGCCGCAGCGAGCAAGGCCGTCGAGGACAACGGGCAGACGCTCGACATCACCACGGACAAGGGCCGCAAGAACCAGGCCGCTCTCGACGCCATCGCGAACTCGTCATGGGACCTCATCGACTCGATGCGGGAGAACAACGCGACCGGCGGTGAGCTGCAGGCGCAGATGGCGGCGTCGCGGCAGGCATTCCTTGATGCCGCGGGCGCCATGGGGATGGGCGCGGACGAGGCGAACGCGCTGGCCGACAAGCTGGGCTTGATCCCCAAGAACGTGTCCACCGAGGTCGTGGTCGACACCGCGAACGCGGAGAACTCGATCAACCGGCTGATCACCTTGTTCGACGGCCGCACGATCACGATGAACGTCAAGACTGGCGAGTTCAAGGTCAACGGCACGACGCTCCGCGGGTACGACACTGGCGGGTGGACGGGGGACGGCTCGCGGCGCGAGATCGCTGGCGTCACCCATGGGCAGGAGTTCGTCGTCAAGGCTGGCCCGGCGTCGCAGTACCGGGGCGCCCTAGAAGCCATGAACGCAGGGTTGCCGCTGCGCGGAGTCGTCACCGCCGCACCCGGCGCCGGCTCCACGACGGCCGTCGGTGACACCACCACCATCAACGCCCCGGTGACCGTGCACACCATCGACCCCGAGGGTGTGGCGACGGCGATCATGGCCAAGTTCGAGAGGTTGGCGAAGTGACCGCGACGCCGTACCTGACCCTCGGATCGCTGCTCCTCGCGGACACGGACGCGAACGGCGTCACGTGGAAGGTGCAGCGCTCATCTGCGCTGTGGAACCCGGCGCCGTCAACGGCGCAGTCGACGCAGAACGTGAACCGTGACGGCGGTTGGTCGCCGACCGCGTACAGGTCACCGACGCACCCGACCGTCGACGTGCTGATCTACGCTCCGACGCCCGCTGCGCTGCGTGCCGCGCTCGACTCACTGGCGGCCGCTACCAAGGTCGGCACAACGACGCTGACGGTCACGGGAGCGTCCGGGTCGCGGTTCCTCACGGTCAAGCGTGAGGGCCAACCTGACGTCGAGTACCTGTCGCCGACCAAGGCGCTTGTGGGGCTCCAGTTCCTTGCACCGGACCCGCGGTGGTTCGGTGCGGCCCTGTCGCAGTCGACGGCGCTCCCGGCGGCCTCGGCGGCCTGGACGATCCCGCTGGCGCTGCCGGCGGCGATCACGTCGACGCGCCTGTCTGGTCGGGTGTCGTTGACGAACCCGGGGAACGTGGATGCGCCGGTGACGGTGAGGTTCTACGGGCCGACGTCGGGGGGCCTGATTGGGCCGATGGTGACGCACGTGGAGTCCGGAGCGCGGGTGTCGTTGCCGTCGCTGGTGGTCCTGCCGGGTGAGCGCGTGGACGTCGCGAATGGTCGCGCGCTTGCTGATGGTGTCGCTGGCCGTGACGGGTACCTGGTGGATAACGACCCGTTGGTGCTGCCGCCTGGGACGCACGCGTTCCAGTTCGAGGCGGCGTCGTCCGGGCCTGGTGCGCAGATGACCGTCGAGTCGTGGGAGGCATGGGAATGACAAGGCGACTGCTGGCCGACGGGACCATCTCGGGGCAGGGACTCCGTCAACTCCTGGCGCGCATTCCCGGCTCTACGACGGCGCGCCCGCTGGGCGGCCGCGGCGGTGTGCGGTACGGGACGCCGACGACCACGGTCGAGGTGTCGGGGTCGACGTGGACGTGTCACGCGCACTCTGGTGTACTCGACACGGGCTCGCTCGCGACTTACGGGCCGTACCCGTACTCAGTCGACGCCGACGAGACGGGCACGGTCACATCGGCGCACGCGACCCTCTCTCGGATCGACACGCTGTACGTGCAGCTCAACGACAACGTCCTCGACTCGTCCGGGTCGACGGGCGCTACGGTCGCGCTGGCGACCGGCACTGCCGGGTCTGGAACGCCGGCGTCAGTCCCGACCCGGTCCGTCGCAATCGCGTACCTCACGCGCGCGTCTGCGGCTTCGGGCGGTGCGGTGACGGTGTCGTGGGTCGCACCGTATCTCGACCAGGGCGTCATCCCGGTGCGCGATACTACCGAGCGGGACGCGATCACTTGGGGCACGGCACAGTCGCCGGCGGTTGCGTGGCGCGCCGACACGCTCACGCTCGAGTCGGGTATCGGCACGACGTGGGACCACCTCGCGGGCGGTACCCCGTCCCACGCGACGCAGACCATTCCGGCGACGTCGTCGCCGTTCCTGAACACGACCATGGGCGTGTACTCCTCGGCGACGTGGTCATGGACGCCCACTCGTTCCGGCGTCGCTGAGGTCAGAGCGGTGATCGACGTGTCAGCGGCAGGCGCGGGGTTCGGGCTGTTCTCCGCACAGGTCAACGCGGGCGGCACGGGCGGCCCAGTCCGGATCCTGTTCGAGGGTGAGGACCGCCGTCAGCTCGAAGTGCCCGCTTGGCCGTTCCGCGTCCGGGCCGGCGTCTCGGTTGCGCTCAACCTCTGGGTGTCTGTCTACATCGGCACGGGTGGCGTGAACCTCAACTCGGGGATCCCGATTTCGCAGTGGGAGGCCACGGTCCGGTGACCTTGACATGGATCGCGGTCGAGGCGGCGACGGGGCGGGTGATCTGCCCGCTGCCGGGGCTGGTCGTCCCGGACCTGCCGCTGACGATCGGCCGGTCGGAGCAGGCGCAGGCGTCCCTGCCGCTGACCGACGACCTGCACCCGGACTGGGAGCGGGCCGTGACGGACGGGTACTCGTGCCTGGTCGCGCTCGACGGCGACACACCCAAGTGGGGCGGCATCGTCCTCGACTCCCCGCGGACTGAGGATGACACGATCTCCCTGTCGCTCCTGACGATCGACGGGTACTTCGAGCGCCGCTACGTCGGCTCCGTGTCGTACCAGGGCGTCGGACGCTGCCGGATGATCGCCGACCTGATCGCCCGGTTCGTGGCGTCCGGCACGGTCCCCGGCATCCCGATCGACGTCCTGGTGCTCGATGAGGGCGTCGTGGACTCGGCGTCGTGGGGCTCGGCCGAGGGCAAGACCGTCGCGGACGCACTGGACGACCTCGACGAGCGCGAGGGGTCCGTCGAGTGGGTCACGACGTGGCGCCGCGTGGTCGACGGCGCGGGCGTGCGGTACCTGCCGCGCCTCGCCGTCGGCACCACCATCGGGGACACGTCCGCTGCTCCCGGGGTCACGCTCTCGACCGGAACCGCCGTCACCCACTTCATGCAGCCCCGGTCCTACAAGAGCGGGTCCGGCGCGAACCGGGTCAAGGCCGTGTCATCCGGGCAGGGGTCCGCGCGACCGATGACCGGATGGGCCGTCGCCCCGGATGATGGCCGCCCAGCGTTCGACGAGGTGTACACCCCGCAGACGTCGCTGACGGCTGACGAGACCCTTGGTGGCGCGGCACGTGAGCGCCTCGCGCAGATCGCCGCAGGTCGACGGTCCCTGACGCTCGAGGTCCGCACCAGCGGGACCAACATCCCGGTACCGGGCACCGACTACGGGGTCGGTGACACGGTGGGATACGACCTCACCGGCCGGTCCCTCGGCTACG